TTAAAAAAATTCTTAAGCATCAGCGTGTCCTCTCCAAAAAGCAACTTTCTTTCCTCTAAAGTAATGATTGCCTGGCTCGTATGCAGCCTTGGCTTTCTTTACTCTTTCAAGTCTTTGGATTGCACGGTCTCTTGTTTGTATTTCTTTAACACCGTCAAGCATTAGAGTTTTAGCCAACTCATAATGTCCTTGTTGTGATAGTTGTGAAGCGGCTCTTGCGTACCCAATAGTAGCACAAGTATTTTTAAATTTTTCCCAAATTAACATATTTTTCTCCTTTGTGTGTCTGTGTTAATATCTAACTGGTTTCGTGTGGCCATAAAACCCTGGGCGGACCTGCCCCCTATCCAATTCCCGCTGGCGTCGTTCAAGATCATAGTGGTCAACAGCATTGCTGAGATACCTTTCAGTCCAGTCAACAGGTTGAAATAGTTTTTTAATTGCTTCAAGAAGTCGCATTATGCTACCTCCTTACGGAAGTATCTTGGTCCGTTTAGTTCGGATAGGTTTGGCGAACGACCGTTGTTCTTCAGCATAAATTCATATGCGAATCTCCAGTCCTTGCCATATTCAGTTTTGGCCCAAGTCAATAGATCATTACGGCTAGTGCCGCTTTTCATCCAAGACATCAGACCACTTGTTAAGTGTGCCATAGTTTCTCCTTTGATGTATGGATGCTTGAGGAAAGCAATACCCCGGAACTTCCCCGGCGGTGCAATACCCTTTGGGTATCGTCAATCGCTTGTAACGCATGGATTATGCGCTTGTCTATCCAAGTGTCTGTATGTGTGTCACTTTGAGGATCAGTTGAACACCCTGCGCGGTAACATTAGTATTTATACTAATATATTGCGACTGCGTAAAAAAGTCAACATTTTTTAACGCATAACAGATATGCCCATAAAGCAAGGGTAAAAATTACCTTGACAACACAAAATCAATGCTGTATTATTTGTTGTAAAAAAGGTTAAATACAACATAGAGCAGGATTAAGAATGAAATTTAAAACTAGATCAATCTTACAAGAACTAACAGATCTCGCTGATAGACGGGACGCTGAGTCCATCATAGAAAGCAGAGCCACGAATATAATCAAATCTGCCATACATCTAATGGAACTCATAAGCAAGAACTACGATGCCGATACTGCTCTTGAACTTGAGAGAAGATTTATTAACAGCATAAAGGGATCAGATCCTGAAAAATTTGTAAGAGGAATTAGAAAGATTACAGAGTCCAAATGGAGCAAAAAGAGTGACGAGAACAATAATTAAAGAAGGCGGCAACATATTCAAGGATACTGAAGGCAAATCAGCCACGACCAGAATACAGCAGGCTGACGTATTGCCAACTGTGAACTGGCTAGAGGGAATCACAGATCTAGAACTATCCGATAATATGCTTGGAACGACTGGAAAGAAAGCAGACAGCGGCGACATGGATCTAGCAGTGGACAGCACAAAGATCTCAAAAGCAGAACTGGAAAGCAAACTCGCAGCCTATGTTACCAAGTTAGGTGGAAACCCAAAAGAATATATCAAGAAGTCAGGAATCAGTGTTCACTTTAAAACAGCAATCAAGGGAGATGAAAAGAACGGATTCGTACAAACAGATTTTATGTTTGGTGATCCAGAATGGATGAAGTTTAGCCTACAAGGCGGAGCACCAGATAGTCCATACAAGGGAGCCCACAGGCACATATTATTATCTAGCATAGCCAAGACCAAGAATTTAAAATGGTCAGCAAATACCGGCCTAGTCGATAGAGACACCAACGAAGTAGTAACCAAGGATCCCAACCAGATTGCCAAACAATTGCTAGGACAAGGCGCAGGACCAAATGACATTCAGTCTGTTGAGTCTATTCTTAAATTTATTAAAAAACTTCCTAACTATGAGGAACTGGTCGCTGACGCGAGAGAAACTTTAGAAAAGGACGGCATCAAGTTACCAGACAACAAAAAGATAGAAAGTTTTCAACCAGGCTCAATCGGATGGATGAGGTCCATGATTGAAATCGTAGATGAGAATCAAAGAAATAGATATTAGATACAGTGCCTTTGACAAGTTGGGTAAACTTTTCAAGGTGGGTGATGTGTATGGAAAGAAAAATTTAAATGTACCACACGCTAGATATGTGGATAAGACAGACAAACAAAAAAAAGTTATTAAAAAATGAGAGCAAAAGAATTTATATTTGAAAGACAGTACATGGATCCACAGAGTGATGCTTTGGTTTACTCTAAGCACTATCCTAGCATGCCTAGCAGTAACCCCTATCTAAGTTATAGATTCAGCATGGCAATGGCAAATCATGAAATTAAAGATGTCGAGGCTCCTGCTTCGCAGCATGCGGTAGTGGTAACATACACAAAGGAAGATGATGATATTGCCAAGGCAGCAGAAAAGAAAACGGGACACAAAGGCAAAGTGTTAAGCAGTGCCGGTAGCACTGAACCAGACGGAACGAACAAACAAAGCATTGTTCCCGTTAAGAAAACAAATAAGTATGGTGTATAATGAGAGCATTTGAATTTTTAACAGAAGCCAAACAGGTAGGTAGAGAGTTTAATCACTTAGAAGATCTAGTGTTTACTGATCCCGACAATGGTGCTAAACGTGCTGTACAAATCCTAAAAGATATGGAACAAGATTCAAGTGACGTTGCTGTTAAGTGGGACGGTAACCCAACAGTATATTGGGGACGTGACGATGACGGAACATTCCGCATGGTGGGCAAGAACAATTGGGGACGCGAAGAAGGTAAGAGTTCAAGTCCTGAAGAATTAGAAAAGTTTATCAACAGCAGAGGCAAGGGTGAAGCATGGCGCGAGAAGTTTGCCAAGGACATGGCATCCCTTTGGCCCATCTTTGAAAAGGCAACTCCTGATAATTTTAGAGGATATATGTACGGTGATCTATTATATCACCCAGGCAAGCCTAAGTCAGGTGGTGACGGTTCTATATCGTTCACTCCTAATCAAACTACCTATAATGTCAAAGCCACCAGCGATATTGGCAGAAGGGTAGGAAAGAGCAAGGTTGGCGTCGCGGCTCACGGAGTGTATCAATACTTCGGAGACAAGAGCGGAACTCCGGTAGAAGATGTTAAACAATTTAACGGAACAAGCGATCTATTTGTTATGGGCCAGCAATATGTAAGCAAGGCACCTGCCGTAAAAGCGGATAATCTAGCAGAAATAGAAAAGGTAGCAAACAGTGCCCAACCTGAAATAAAAAAATTCTTTACTCCTCAGGCAGGACTTAGTGACCTAGCAGATATTTTTTATACTTTTGTTAACCAGATGAGTAGAGCCAAGAAATTAGAAGACCTAAGCCCTGGCAGTTTTACCAACTGGCTTCAGAATTCAAAAACATCCGCTAACAAGCAACAAAAAATTCTTCAAATGGCCAAGGAACAATCAAGCACCATTGAGAATATTTTCTTCTTGATAAAAGAAATAATGAAAGCCAAGAACGAAGTTATTGCTGAACTTGATGCCGCTGAAGGTGACGTAACAGCAAACACTGGCGGTAAGCCGGGTGGTGAAGGTTACGTTAAAACTAAAGATTATGTCAAATTAGTACCCAGAGATCGCTGGACTCCATTCAAATCCGATTAAAATACTGCCATAACTCCTGAATTTACCCATTTTGGATAAATATATTTGCTAATAAAAAAGCCGGTCCCTGAGCGGGATCTAATGATAATAGAGGAGAAAACATCATGGCAGACATTACAGCAGTAGCCGCAGCATACAATAACAGCGGTTCAGCAACAGTAAACATTGGTGCTAACTTTAAGAAAGCACACGTTGTTTACCCAACAGGAACTTCAGCAGCAGCGAATCCTTACTCACAGTTCGGAACTCGTCAACTTGTATTCCTAAAAGCAACAGCAGGTTCAGGAACACCATTTGCAGCAGCAAACTTAGCAGATGCTGGTTCTGACTACCAAGCAGCAATCCAAGCAATCAGCAACTTCGGTGAAGTTTATCACATGCAACGTGTAAGCGACACAGTAATTGCTTTCATCCTAGCAGACGACACACACGACAAGTGGGATACAGTTGCTAACGCTAACGATAACTACACTAAGATGGAAACAGATCTTGGCGCAGCAGTAAGCGGTGGATTGACATTCACAGTTGCAGCATCAACATTATCATAATCTAGAATATAAGGAGACATAAAATGGCTGATTTATATTCAGGAGTGGTATATGGAGAGTTGGGTGCTTCTTACACTTTTGGCAACAATGCCAAGACTGTAACTGAAAACGATTACAAACTCGGAACTCCAACCTTAGCGTTCATCACTATTGCGCCATCAGATGGTTCACCAGTGGACTTGGGTTCAGCAGCGAATAGAGCACTTATTCTTGCTGGTCTAAACAACGCAGGTGTTGAAGTATACGGTTTTGGTGAAGTTGATTCTTCAAGCCCATATGATGTTAAGGTTATTGCTAACAACAATACCCTAACAACAGCAACAGCAATTAGAACTTCTTTAATTGCTTCAGTTGGGGCAACAATCGACACCAACACAACTGTAACTATCCACACAGGATTCACAGGCGACATTACTGCCTAATTGGATCTATAGTAGTAAAAGGGCGGGGAAGAAATTTTCCGCCCTTTTTTTATGACCACTAAATACTGAGCAATGGCTCAATACGAAATTTACACAACAGTTGATATTACGAGAAGCAATCCTGATAGGGCTGATCCCAATCAGATCAAACAGGCACAGCAGGCCAATTTCAATTCCCTAACACAGGGAATAGGATTGAGGTCCAACATCACTTGGGACAGAGATCCTGTGAGACTAATGGATAGCGAAACTGCCAAATGGTTTTGGGAGTTTAACTGTGAGCAGGCCGACGTGTTTACAAAGGACGGCGATCCCGTTGGACTGCTTCTAGATGATCTAAATGGCATACCCATTTTAAGAAACTTAACCAACACCGAACCATTGCTCAAACCAGTTTTTATAACCCAAGGACCAGAAACCAACATTTGGATCAAACACATCTAACATAATACGGCTGTATTATTTCTTGCTAATGTGGATTAAATATTAGCATGGACAAATTACATTACAACGGAATTATGTTTAGCACGATCTTCTTTATGTTGTTCGGCTTCCTATTATCCCTGTATGGCTTACACATAGACGCCCATAACATTGTTTATGTTGGTGTTGCTATAATGAGCAGTGTGTGTGCCGTATGGTGGTTTTGGGTTATGTTTGTGATCAAGGATATGTTCTTAAGGGTTGAAAAGGCAGCGGATAAGATGACGGAAGTAAAGGAAGAATTATCAGGCATAAAGGCACTTATACGAAAACTATTTTCACCCCGAGAAGATAAATAAACGTATAAGGCAAACATTTAGGCTATCTATAAAAACGCATTAGGCCAACTAACGAGTTTACTAATTGCCCCAGGAGTTGGGGAGTTTTTGGAGAAAAGATGGCGACAAGCCCAACAACAAATTTAGAAAAGGAAAGTTTGGAAGCACACGTTGATCTGTGCGCCCTTCGCTACGAGCAATTGGATCGTAGAATGACCAACCTTGAAAACAAAGTAGAACACATTCACGAAGATATCATTCACGGTCAAAAATCAATGACCAAAGTTCTAATTGGAACAGCAGGCACCGTAATTGCAGCAGTAGCGTCAGTCATCGTTACCATCCTGCTCAAGATGTAAGCACCCAAATTATTAATTGTTTAAATATAGGCCTAAGGGGCCTTTTTTTATGAGTGAC